TCGCCTTTGTGGGCCGCCAGCATCTCGTCAAGGTTCCGTTCGACCTCGTCCTTGTTCCAGCTCATGGCCGGAATTGCCGGGCGTTCCACCCGGACGGTCAATTCATTCTCCATCTGTAAAAACCTCCGATTTTGTGATATCATCGGGGTGATGGGGCTTTCAAATTCCATCAACCCTTGCAGCCTGTCGGTGTTGGCGCACCGGCGGGCTTTTTTTCATGCGTCCCTCCGGTTCTGCTGGTACGCCGGCTCTTGGGGGCGGGCGTGGGTACGGTTAATCTTGCCGTACTTGCGCCGCTTTTCGGCTTTCTCCCTGTCCTCTGCGGCAAAACCCAGACGAGCCAGCAGAACAGCGGCCAAAATCAGCATCAGCGACACCGAAAACAGCGTGCCGGAGATGTATCCGGTGGTCTGCGCGGTGCCCTCTGCGCCCATAGCTGTGCCTATTCCAACGCCGCCCAAAATGACAGCCAACCAGTAGTAAGTAGTGGATTTGATCTTCATGCGGATTCTCCTTTCTCAAGTGAGGGGAAAAAAAGTTCCCCGATCTCATCCTGTCGGATGTCCAGCAGTTCACACATTGCTGTGATCTCTGCGCTTGTCCACGGATTGTGCCCATGCATCCTGCCGCTCATGGTGTCCCGGCCAATGCCGATATACTTTGCGACTTCCTGATCACGGTAGCCGCAGCTGTGGAACCGGCCCCGAAGTTTCCAGTACGGAATCTGCCGGAAGGTGCCCTGTATGACCTTCATCATGCTTCAACCTCTTTTCTTTGATGTGTGCCAGCCGTGCAGGCTGGTTCTTGTCCCAGCGGGCTTCCCGCCAGTACTTATTGCACCCGTTCATCAGGAGATCCCCTTTTTTCATGCGTCCAACTGCTTGGCTTTGTCTTTCAGAAACAGGTTCACAAAGTAGATCTGACCCTTGCCGGTCACCTTGGGCGTCTTGTTGATGCTGGTGTGCCCATCGGAGTGCACCACGGTTGTCTCCTTGATTTCAAACAGTCCCTGCTCCACGGCGCGCTGCGTGGGCATATTGTAGTCGCTGCGCTTGGGGTCTCTGATGAGGTATCCGTGCTCGCGCATCCAGACAAACAGCCGGTTCTGCCCGATCTGCACGCTGTTCTGGCACAGCAGCTTTGCAAGTTCGCCCACAAGGATGCTCTTCTTGCTGGCGTTTACCGCGTCTGCAAAGATGCCCTTGGGCGTGAGTTCCGCGATCTGCCGGTCTTTGTGCTCCAGTTCATCGTGGGCGGCAATCAGAGCCTGTGCCATCAGTTCAGCCCGGGAAAGCTGCGGGCGCTGTGCCAGCTGCTTCTCCATCGCGTTGAACGCCTGGATGTACTTCAACTTCCACTCCAGCGCCGCCTTGCCGGTAAAGCCCATAGCCAGCAGCGTAAAGCCGTCACGGTTCATCAGATACATGGGGTATGTCTGACCGTTCTGCTCGTGGGTGTACTCGGTTTTGTAGAACATAGGGGTCTGTCCATTTTTGGACACACCCTCTTCAAGGGCTTTAATGTCCCGCATAACATGGTTGTGGTCCTTGCCGAAACTCTCGGCAATCTGGCGGCTGGATGCCACCGGCTCGCCGTTCTGGGTGGATAAGATAATCTCTGTCATAGTCCTGTTTTGTCCTCCTTGTACTCTGCCCCTCCTGTGCTATACTTGAGCGGGAGGGGGTGAAAAAATGAATCAGCGGGGATCCATGAACCAGCGTACAGATGAATTAGAGCGCATTCTGAACGCCAGCAAGGTGAATTATTCCAGTCCGCAAGTCTCGCAGCAGCCTACACTGTATGAGGTACAGCGGCGGTATGCGGAAGATTTGAAGCAGCTGCGCCAGCAGTTTGAAGAAAGCCAGCAAAAGCAGGAAATCAAAGACCGTGAGCAAGCAAAAGAAAAGCAAATTGACCGGCTTTATGATCTCCTTGCAATCGGTGTTGCCATCGCATCCATGATTATTTCTTTAGTAAAATGACCACCAAAGCCAAAATCTGAATGCAAAGAGCGATGAACTGAATTTCGTGATTCTTCACAGTTGCTCGCCTCCTTGCGTTTATCCTCTAAGCTTTCGCACCAGATTGACGATCTGCAAAACAAGTGTTGCAACCTGAATGCAAAGCGTCAAAGCCAAAATCCTTGTAGAAGTCCAGTCGTGCTTGCGGCTGGGCTTTTTGTCGTTGTTCATGCCGTTTTGTCCTCCTTTTCTTTAATCAGTTCGCTTACTACGGCTTCCATCTTCTCGCGGATGCCGCGCGGCTTGCGCTTGCTGTTCAGGATCATGGAGCAATAACTCTTTGTCCATCCCAGACGTTCCGCAAGCTGTTCCAGCGTGACGCAATTATTGTGCATACGACAAATCAAGTGACCTGTCCATGCTTCCGGCTTAATCATGGCTTGTCACCCATTTCAGAATCATCGCCGCAATCCAGATTGCTGTGGACACGCCGAAAGTGAACTGCCATCCTACAAAGTGACAAATGAGCCACCAAAGACCGGATATAATCGCCCACGAAAAGCCAAAGGCAACAATGATGACAACGATTGATGCAAGCGCAAGCAGAAATGTTTCAAAATCAGGCACTTTCTTCTTCCTTTCTCGGCTTTGGAATCGGAAGCGGATTCTTGACGTGCTCGTCCAGCTTCGGCAGAAGCCCGATTGACTTGAGCTGTTCATAGATAAAGCGCTGTCCCGCTTCCGTCCAGACGGTGGTGTTCTTGGTGTCCCACTCGCCGGTGCTCTTGTGTTGGAATGGTTCAGACTTGCGGTTTTCCGTGTAGCCTTTCCCGCAATACTTTGCGTATAGCACCCACTGCCCACCGCTGGTTTTGTACTGAATTCTCAGGCCGTGCAGGATGTCGTTCAGCTTTTGAGCACTGCTCAGGCCGTAATCCTTTGCAATTTCGGTAGCTGTACGGCAGTTGCTTCCAATGCACACCGCCCTGGCATACTCGGCATCCGGCTTCAGGTCGTTGTTCTCTGCCAGAAGCTGGCGGTTGGCTGTCTGAAGTTGCTTGACCTTCTTGTCCGCGATGAGCACCGCCCGTCGCATCACGGCTTCCGGGCTGTTCCACTGGGCTTCAACGGCAAGAAAGTACTGTCTGGCCTGCTTTCCACGCTCATTGCGCTGGATCATGCACAGCTCCTTTGCCATCGGGATGGTGAGCTGGTGGTCATCAAGTGTTCGGCTGACTTTGCGTCCGCCCTCGTCCTGAACCCGCTCAATTTTGAGCGGGTTGAAATCCTCACCCTCGGTAAAGCCGTACTCCACCATGCGGGGAAGCCAGTCCTTATAGGCCGTCTTGACCTGAAGGAACTCGTGCAGTTCCCGGCCACTGACGGTCGGCCGCTCTGGGTTGTCGTAGCTGACCGAAATCAGTTCTCGCATATCGTTTGCGTTGTTCATTCTCTGCCCTCCTCGTCTACGATCAGCGCTGTGACCGGCACCCGGAAATAGTGCGCCACTTTGAGCAGCTGCGAAATGCTGGGGCCGTACACACTGCGCTCCCATTTGCCAATCGAGCCGTTGCTCAGGCCTGCCGCCGCCTCCAGATCGGTACGGCTCAGACCATGCAGCTTGCAAAACTGGTCGATTTTTGAAACATTCACTAGCAATTCTCCTTTCTGGGCTTGAAAATCGCTAGAAAATATGCTACTATGTATTTGCAAGGTACAAAGTGAATAGAATCTAGCGTGAGCCCGATATAATATTGTCAGGGGCTTTGGTTTTGTTTGCCCTGTGCTTAGTATTATACTAGCCAAGTGGCTATTTTGCAATAGCCAATCTGCAATTTAGTGAACATTTGGCTATTTTCACAAAATAGCGAGGTCTTTTCTATGCGAAATGTGGAGAGAGCTAAAAAAATCGCTACTGAAAAAGGGATCAACGTTTCTTTTGTATGCCGAGAGGTTGGAAAGAGCCGCGGCTATATTTCGCAAATGCTAGTAAGCGGACGTGATTTCCCGGATGAAATGCTAGCTCCAGTAGCCAATGCGCTAGGCGTCCCGGTTGAAGAGTTGACCGGCGAAGAGCAAAAAGAAAAGCCCGCTCCCGGTGGGAGCGAGCTGGATGCAAGGTTTGATGCGCTTCTAAGTCAGATGACCGATGCAGACCGTGCAGATCTGCTGGAGTATATGGAATTTAAGGTTGCAAAGAGGAAGGAAAACCCCAATGGCTGAGTTTTTGGACAAAACGAGCCTTGCGCTCCTATTATATATGGAGAAGCACAACGGGAAAATGAACCAGCACGAAGTCTGTCTCATTTCCGGCGAGGATTTCAGTTTCAACGGCCAGAACCGGTACATTGAGAACCTGAAGCATCGCGGTTTGATTGAGGAACATCCCATATACACTTCGTGCGATGGTCTTTTTGGTTCAACAACGTCTGGCTGCACGTATTCTCTTTCGCTAGGCGGAGAATCCTATCTTCAAGAGCTGCGAAGAGATCAGGCGGATCAACTGCTTCGATCTGCGTCGGATTTGTTAAGTTCTGTCTCAGGTCTGAAATTTTGAGGATGTCGGCAACGCGCTTGGCCCTTTCAAAGATTTCTTCTTCGGTCAGGCCTTTGGCACAGCCGATATTAAAAGCGTAGTTCTGATGCGTCCAAATCTGGCAAAGGTGCCTGCACTTGTAACATTCCGTGTTTTTGATGGATGGCAAGCCGGAGTTTTCCATGGCCAGAACGGAAGTGATTGCAGTTTTGTATCTTCTGACTTCGTCCTCTTTTTTCTTGATCGTTCGGTACGGGTGAACATTGGGTCTCCATTTCCCCCGCAAAAACATCTGGGCATAGACAAACGGTGCGCTTGCGTACAAAAGGGCTTTGCCGATATCCATGTGTTTACTCCTTTCTGCTCTTGAGCAGTTTTTCTGCATGAAGAAGCACATCCTTTTTTTCATCGTCCGTCATGGAAGAAAACAAAGTCTTGAGACGGCACTTTTCTTTTTCCATTATATCACACTTTGCAAACATTGTGCTAGCATCTTGCACTTTATTTTCCCCCTTTGACTAGATCATTGATAATTTAAGGTTTCCGGCAGCTGTTTGGCTGCCTATTTTTGTTATTTTGAGGTGCGTTTTATGAAATGTCCAAAATGCGGAGCTGAAATTGAGAACGTGAAATTTTGCCCTGAATGTGGAGCGCCTGTTGCTTCGGGTTCCGTGACAGCAGCTATCGAATCAGACGAAAAACCTGAAAAGAAGAAAAAAGGTCACGGATGCGGATGCGCGGTCGCTGTTAGTGTTGCGCTGATTGTGTTCGTTCTTATGATGACCCCTTCTTCCAGCACGACAAGTTCAACGTCTGGAACAAAGAGCAGCACGTCCATAAAATCGTCAATTTCTGCCGATGATAGCCTTACAATGGGGCAAAGAAACGCTTTGCGGTCTGCCCAAAACTACCTGAGTGCTGGTATGGGATTCTCTTACAGCAGCCTTGAAAACCAGCTTGAGTATGAAGGATATTCCACGGAAGATGCTACTTATGCCGTAGATCATTGTGGTGCAGACTGGGACGAACAGGCTGCGATAAAAGCAAAAAATTATATCAACTCCATGTCTTTCTCTCGCTCCGGTCTGATTGAGCAGCTGGAGTTTGAGGGATTTAGCCAAAGTCAGGCGGAGTACGGCGCCACTGCTGTGGGATATTGATGTGTAAACTTGTTTACAACTGCATTTTACAACAGTTTGGCGTAGTCGTCAATCGATTTTAACGGCGAAAAAAATCGCCAAAAATTTGAGATTTGCGCTGAATCGCGCGATTTACGCGCACTTTTAAGCGAAAAACGCGCGGTTTACGCTGACTTGGCGCAAAATATGCGCGTTGTTACTGGCTGTCGGTGTCCAGCTGCTGCATTTTTTGCAACAACTGGGCGGCGCACTCCCCGCCGGGGCTTACCGCTGCGGCGCGCAGGTTGTGCAGCCCGGTGATCTTGCGGTTGGCGTACATGGCGGCAAGGGCTTGCTGCTCCGGGGTCATATCAACGTAACAGGCAAGCGCGGCGCGGATGTGGGCGCAGAAACAGGCGGTCTTATTGCTTTTCATAGTTCAATCCTCCCAAGGCTGCGGGGTTTTGGCTGTGCCGGTGAGAACGCTGGCGGGCATTCCGTCAATGATGGTCATTTCCGGGTCGAGGTTGCTTGTTTTACCGTTTTTCATTTTGTTTTCCTCCTGATTTTTGGTAATTGTGTCAACTTATGTACCAAATTCTACCATGCGCCAGAGGAAAATGAAATCAGAGAAAATTTTGTCGATTGGCGCAGATTTTTTCTGCGCCATTTTTTGTTTATTTCACGCAATGTATTTTCGAGGGGGAAGGGTGTGTATGAGTTATTTTACAGCTGCGAAAATTGGTGCTGCGCTTGCAAAGGCGCGTGTGCAAGCGGGCTTGAGCCAGCGGGAGATGGCGTGCATGATCGAGAAGAACGAGCGCACCGTGCAGAACTGGGAGAAAGGGCAGTCCAGCCCGGACAGTGACGAGATCATGGACTGGTGTACAGCATGCGGGGTGTCGCCCATCGCGGTCTTTATGGAGGTGTTGCACCCGGACTTGTATGCGGTGCCGGATCAGCAAAAACAGGACGACGAGATAGATAGGGAGCTGCGCGCTATTGTGCAGGCGCTTCCGCCTCTAACGAAACGGCTGCTCCTCTTTGTGCTGAAGGGGCAGCATGGCAGCAGCCCGCCTGCTGTCATATCGGAGATAGCTGCAAACTTGCACTGCCCTCTGAATAACCGGGCCAGCGTGTGCGGGACCATCATAGACCAGTATACCTATGCGCAGATCGCGGGCCTTGACCCATGCCCGGACGACCCTCAACCGCCCATTGACGATCTGAAGATCCATTACAAAGCCGGGCGCGCTGCCGCTGAAAACGGCGCTCTTGGCTATATAGGGCGACGAAAGGAGTAAGGTTATGCAGTGCATCAGATGCAAACGAGAGATACCGGAAGATGCTGCATTCTGCCCATGGTGCGGCAAGCGCCAGCCGGATACCGCACCGCCCGCGCAAAGAAAAAAGCGCCGCCGTCCAAAGGGAAGCGGCACAGTGTACACTTGTGTATGGAGGTAGACTTTATGAAAAAACGGGTCAATACGGCATTTTGGGTGGAAAAGGAAAAGCGCTGGTGCATCGCGGTTCAGAAGAACGGCACCCGAAAACGGTTTTATAGCAGCACGCCGGGCCGGACAGGACAACGGGAAGCAAACGCAAAAGCGGATGCATGGCTTGATGATAGCATCAGAGACGGAAAAAAGAAGGTCAGCGTCCTTTATTCGGAGTGGGTGGAAGAGCTGAAGCTGACTTGCGGGACGTCCTATGTGACACAATGCCAGCGTTATGGGGACTGCTATATCCTGCCGACCTGTGGGAATATCCGCATTGACGAGCTGACCGAGGGCGATCTTCAAAAGGCCATTGACGTTTCGTTCCGGAAGCGCTCACAGAAAAAGAACCAGCGCAAGCCCATCTCAAACCAGCCGTTGAGCCGAAAGACGCTTATGACGATCCGGGCTGCGGAAACCGCCTTTGTCAAGTGGTGCAGGAAAAACCGGTATACAACGCTCCACCCCGACCTGTCTATCCCGAAGAATGCCAGGATGGGTAAACGTACGATCTTGCAGCCCACCGCCCTAAAGGTTCTGTTTAGCGTAGACACCCGCACCTACTATGGAAAGCTGGTATTTGATGAATATATCTACGCCTACCGCTTTGCAGTTGCGACCGGCCTGCGCCCCGGGGAGCTGATTGGTCTCTGGTATGGTGACATCAAAGGGAACACGGTCAACCTTCGGCGCAGCATCAACGTGCACCGGGAGCAGACCACCGGAAAGAATGAAAACGCCATCCGCTCTTTTGACATGGGCAAGGAAGCACGGGATGCCTATGAGGCGCAGGTACAGCTCCTAAAGGCTCAAGGCATACTGCTACAATACAATACGCCGCTGTTTCAGATTCCGTCAGAGCATACGCTCTATCGCCGCTGGGAATCGTATCAGGAAGCAAACGGGCTTGAGCCGAAAGTCTCACTTTACGAGCTGCGGCACACCTTTGTCAGCGTTGAATCAAGCGTCCTGACTGACAGCCAGCTAAAAATGCTGGTTGGTCACAGCAAGAACATGGACACTTCCGGCGTGTACCATCATGAATTGCAGGGCCAGCGAGAAGATTTGGCGGCTGCAACGACCGCTGCATTCAGGAAGGCTCAAGGGTGATTCTGGTAACACATTTGGTAACACTCTTTTTTCTAAATGTAAAAAAACGAATCGGGCATAACCCAACAAATCCGTATTATTCCTTCGTCCTTTCGTGCATCCCAGATGAATTTTTGACGACAATCCATCATTTTTAATTGTTCGACTCCCATCGCCTCCACCATGCAAAAAGGACGTCATTTCGCTGAGAATTGACGTCCTTTTCTTCATCGTGGTAACGTTTTTGGTAACACACCGCTGAAAAACAGCTTTATAAACGCAAAAACAGCCCCGAGGAACCGTCAGGCTCCCCGGGGCTGCTGCTATGTATGGCTTTTTTTGCTGGGCGACTTACTTTCCCTGTGCCTTCAGCCTTTTGGGCATCGTCACTCAGACAAAGAGACAATCTTCCGCATTACTAGCTCATACTCTTTCGGGTACACCAGCTTTATTGCGCTCATGTGCCTGTCCAGCACCTCCATCAGACCACTGAACGGCACAGCGCTTGCAGCCTCTACAAATTCGCTCTGCGGTTCTTGCGGTCTTGTGGAATACTCCATCTGCCTGACTGGTTCAGGCTGCAGAGCGGGGCTGTTTTCCCGGCTTTCCGCTTCGCTCAACTCATTTCGAACAGTGCAGAGGGCGGCAAGCTTTTCCACGCTCTGCCAGTTCGTTTCTTCGCATTTCAGTTTGCGGATGTGCTCGTTTATCTCCACGATGTCCATGCCTGCCGCCCCCCTTATCACATATTGTTCAGGATGTCCAGAGCGCGCTTGTATGCGTCACGCTCGGTGCCGGTCGCTTCCTGCATCATGGTCTCGATGTCGGAGATCATGCGCTCTCTGCCATCGCCGCGCGAGTAGTGACCGCGCACATAGTGCCGCCCGCGGTTTGCGTAGCTGTTGCCACGGTTGTAGTTTTCAGTGCGTCCGTAGTTGCCGCGCATATCGGCTTCCAATTCGCCGGAGCGGCTATAATCGCCGTCCTCCAGCATCATGATCTTGTCGATGTTCTTGATGGTGTCGGTCAGCTTGTGCACGGTGTCAAGCGCGCGCTCGTTCAGCCCGTTCTTTGCATCGCGGTTGTACTCGTCCAGCTCCTCGCAGAGCATTTCACGCAGATCATAGAGATTCTTACTCATGTTGTACTCCTTTCCTTATGCTACCCGCTCAACGATCAGATTGCTGTTTGCAATGCTGATTGCCTGCGTGCTAGTGTTTTTGAGCGCCACAGTAACGCAGCAGCCCCGGGGGACTTCCACGAACACCGCCGTAAAGACGTTGCTGTACTGATCCACTGCCGCGGGGGTAACAATTGCGGTTGCGCTGTTGAGCGCCTCTCCGCCAACAGCCAGCGCCACAGAGATAGCGCCCACAGTGCCGCCGGTAGGGATGGCGATGTTGCCGCCAAAACTCACTTTGAACAGTGCCTTGCACTGGTTCGTAAGTCCACGCAACGTCACATTGCCAGCGCCTGCGCGATGGTTGATGCAGTTTGACCCCTTGATAGCTGTTTCAGTCAAGGGAAGATTCTGACCGGCTGCAACGGTCTGAATCGTGGTGGAGGTAAATTCAGCCATTTTATCGGCTCCTTTCATAATAAAAACGCCGGGACTTTTGCCCCGGCGCTCTGGTTTGCAAAATCAGCTCAGGGGCTGAACAGACTACAAATTGTAGTCAGTTGCCGTTATTCGGTTAGGCGCAACCGTTGCAGCCGCAACCGGTACCGCAGTTACCGTACTGGTAGGGTGCGGGTACCTGGAAAGCGGGCACAGGGCGGGGGTTGTAGTAGGCCAGCTGACCGCTCATGTAGGCCTTTAGCGTTTCGTTCTGGGCTGCCTGAGATGCCGCAAGCTGTGCTGCGAACAGCTGCTGACCTTGCTCAGCGATCTTTGCGTCCTTTGCCTCGATGCGCTGTGCGGTCAGTGCGTCAAGGATGGCGCGGGCGTTCTGGTTCTGGTTGTCGATGATGTCCCGGGTGGTGTTCTGCACCGTGTTCCGGGTCTCGCAGGACTGGGTGGCCAGATTGTAGTTGACGCCCTGAATGGCAGAGCGGTTCTCGCAGCAGCACTCCTGCTGCTGCATCTGCATGGCAAACAGCTGCTGCATGAACGCCGCCTGCTGGTTTGCGCGGCTAATCTCTGCGGACATAAAGCCGTTGTTCACGGTCTGCTGCACGCCGTTGACAAGCTGCGCCTGCTGGTAGAAGCCATCACACATGCCGTTGTTGATACCATCCATCTTGCGCTCGATGTTGGCAAAATCGGAGGTCAGGACGTAGCCGTCAACGACACCGGCACCGGTGTTGCCATTGCCGCCCCAGTTGCCGCCCCAGCCGCCGCAGAAGGCAAACAGGAACAGGATGATGATCCACCATGCGCCATCATTGCCAAAGCCAAAGCCGTTGCCGCCGTTGGTGTTTGCGGGCTGAACAGGCATGGTCAGAACCGCAGAATCGGAAGAAAGAGACATTTTTGTACTCCTTTCGTGTGTTTTGAATGATTTTTATGCTTGAACCGTGGCCACGGTTACGACTTAATGGAGGAACTGCTGAAACTGCTGCGCCATCGCCTGCAGCTGGTTCAGCTGGTTTTGTGACATTTTGCCGGATTGCAACAGCTTTTGCACCTCTGCTTTCGGATCGCCCTGAAAATTCGCCTTAAACTGCTGGTACTGCCGCATCATCTGCCCGAACTGACCCATAGGGTTTGGCATGGCGGGCATACCGCCGCCCAGTGCGTTAAAAAGAGGATTCGACATAATTATTTGACCTCCGTTTCAGGCTTTGCAGGCTCTTGCTTCTCAAGCGCCGCGCAGCGGGCTGCCAGAGCATCAAACTCTGCCCGGGTGACAAACTCCACGCCGGGCTGCTGCGCCGTTTGTGGCGGCGTTTTTGCGGCTGTGGTGCGCTCCTTGTAGTCAAACACCCGGAGGGGAAGCGGCATACCGCTTGCATCGGTGCTTTTGATATAAAACGAGCTGTTTTCGCTGTCCATCAGGAGCACGCTGTTTCCTGCGGCAACCATGTATGCTTTTGCGCCCTCCTCGCCTTGCACCCAGATGATGGACGGCGTTGCCTGCTGTGTAGCCTGACCGGGCATTGTCGGCAGCTGATATGCGTTTTGACGCAGCTGTGCAAGCTGATCCGGCATTGCCTGCCCATAATAGCCGGGCTGGTATCCGTATGGAATGTATGGCATTGCTTAGTCCTCCTTATACCAGTAGTAGATCGGGCACTCTCTGCCGCTGTCCCAGCTGTCCCACCACTCGCCGTTGACCACAGCCAGAACGTGACCAGAGCACCCCAAAACGTAGACCCCGCGCGGGCACTCCCTTGCAAAATCCTCCACGGTGTAGCAGGTGGAGCAGTCCGCATCGACAAGCCTGCGCTTGAATCCGTGCTTTTGAAGGTACGCACCCCATGTGCGGTTAGCGCTTGGCATATCACCCAACGCGTAGCCCATCATGGCAAGCCCTACATACGCCTGCTCCCAGCTTTGCCCGGTGGCAGCTGCAACGGCTCGCACTGCACAGTCTCCGACGCTGCTGCCGCGCGGGTTTGGGTTGAACTTGTGCCACATGAGCGCCCCTCCTTTTGCGGTTATCGTACCAGAATGCCACACCGGGAGAGACAACGAACGTTAAACGAAGGACAAAAAAGAAAAGCGCCCACGCGGAAAAATCTGCATGAGCGCTTGGATTTGAGCTGTTATTTTGTATGTGCCTGCAAAAATTGTTCGACTGCCTGCTTTAATACGGCATTTGGGGTCGTCCCGGCCTCTGCGCACGCTACCTTAAACTTTTCCGCGTAGTCCTTTTTTACGCGGCAGGCCAAGCTTGTCATATTTTCTTTGTCCCATTTGGCATTGGATGCCTTTTTCTTTTCAGAGATCATAAAAATACCTCCCGTTTCATTTGCCTTAGTATAGCAAATGACAGCACTGTTTACAATGCCGAATGTGCACAAGATGGCACTATAAACATTGTCAAAATTGTCAATTTACATACACTGTAAACAGTGCTATACTATAATCACAGCAAGGAAAGCAAAAAAATGGAGGAAATAAGAGCTGGCTGAGTATTATAATATGCTATAGCCTTAACTATGATTGTAGTGTGGGCTGTGGTATAATAAGGGAAGAAAACCCTTTAAGAAAGAAGAATTATTATGGATGCAAGAATGATTAGTTTTTGGGGTTGCGAAACTAACCCATACGCAAACCCCGATACGGCGAATAACGGCGGTGGATACGCTCAACCGTCCGGGGGCGTCCTTGTTGCCCTCGAAAACGGTGAGTATCTCACCGTCACCGTAGATGATATGTCTTGCGGAGATTTTGGTAGCAGAATCGGTTGGACTATCGACAGTTCAGATGGTCGCAGATGGGGCGGCTGTTATGGCACCATGAACGATGCTATGGTGGACAACGACTGGACGGAAGAGTCTCTGGACTCAGTGTCTGGCGTGTACGGGATTGATGCACGAGCAATGCTGCACGATGCGGTTTTGGCTGTGCATATTGCCGCATAAAGAAACCCCCGATGCTCCAAACGGAACACCGGGGGTTTTCTGTTTATCAAAGCATTTTTTCAATGCTTTTCAGCCGGTAGCCTACCGCCGTCCGGCTGTAATGTGTCTGTGCTGCAATGTCCGGCAGCGGGAGCCGCTCAACATACCGCAGTAAGGCTATCTTACGGTCTACCCTCCCAAGCGGTGCGCTTTTTATGGCGTTGGTCATCTGCTGTCGGTCAAGTCCTTGCAGGCACAGTGGCAGCACTACACGAGCCGCCGCCATAGAGCCAAAAAGGCTGCGGCAGCTGTCCGGCGTTACGCACCATCACGGGGACGTTACCGAAATGGTCAATTTCGCCGCATCTCTTGATTTCACAAAATCGTTTCTGGTCGTATGTAGTGCTTGCCATGATATCCTCCTTACTGCTTTTGCAGTGCCGCCCGGGCGCGGTCAAAGAAAAACTGAATGACCTTGCTCATGGTTTCCTCGGTGATCGCCCAGCTGATCAGCTTGCCCCACCGGCTGTTATTCAGGTAGGTGCGCAGCATCTTGACGCACCACGCCTTGCGCTCTGCGCCGCGCTTGGTGCCCTGAATCTCTTTCTCAGCTTGGTCGATGAGGTCAAGTACAAGAGTCTTGACCGCTGCGCCGTAGCCCAGACGGATAAGACCCAGCACAAGCGACACAGTGCCCACAACGATGAGCACCAGCGCCAGCCACGCGGGCAGCGGGGTGAGAATGGTGTTAAGGATTGCTTCCATGATTGGTTACTCCTTTCAGCAGGTAATTGTTAATGTCGGTCTTGCTTTTTTGCATACCTTCCCGGTTGTTGCCGGATAGTTGCGCATCCAAAAGGTTCTGCACGCCAACGAGTACAAGTCGCATTTCTTCGTCAATGCCGTCAAATCGGCGCAGGTCTCTTGCAAGGGCTTGTGTATGCTGGAGCTGCCCCTGTTCCAAGGTGCCGACGCGCTTGTCCAGCTCATCCAGCCGCTTGTTTTGCGCGTTGTCCGGAGCCTGTGCCTTCTTGATGTACTTATGGATAATTTCCAGTACCTTATCAATCGTAATAGCAGCGGCGCACAGGCTACCCAAGATGCCCAGCACCCACAGCAAAGCTTCTTTTTCGCTCATGCGCCCTCCCGGAGACGGGTCAGACCCTTCTTTGCAATGATTTTTGCATAGTCCTTGTAGGCGTGGGACAAGTCCACGCCACCGGACACACCCGGAATCTTGCCCTTGCTGGTGTACTGCCACAAGCCAAACGGCCAGCCCGGTTCAGGCTTCTTGCTGCGGTATGCTGCCAGCCACACGTCATAAGGCTTGAGCGCAGCGCCGGTCATGTACAGGTTATCACGGCCAAAGTACAGCCCGGTGTACAGCATGGCGTAAAAGCCCCAGCGCTCCACCGTGCCCAGCGCATGAGCGGCAATGTCGGTCAGGGTCTGCTTGTCGAGCGGTGCTTGCACATAGCTGTCCTCAATGTCCACCGCAACGGGCAGCTGCACTGTCTTGCCGGTCAGTACCTTGCGCAGCAGGGCAAGCTCTGCGTCAGCCTCTGCCGTGTTGACCGCCTTGCAGTAGTAGTACACGCCACAGGGGATGCCCAGCCGCTGGCACTCGCGGTAGTTGCGCTCAAAGGTGGGGTCGATGTACGGCTTGCTGGGCGCGTCTTTCGCGCTGTTGCCCAGCGCCCGCAGCATCACGCCGGAGACAAGGCCGCTTGCCTTGACATTGTCCCAGTCGATGTTACCCTGCCAGCGGGAAACGTCCATGATAGGTCTCATACTCTGCTCCTTAATACTTTTCGCCGGTAATCTCTTCATACTCTTCTGCGGTCAGGCGCTGGGGCTTGCGCTGCACAAGGATGCGCAGCATGGCCTTAGACCAGCGGCCCGCCTCGTACTCGTCTTTCGCTTTGCCGAAGATCGCGCTGTGCTTATCACTCATGGCTCATGCCCTCCTTGTCTGCAGCCTCGTCCTCAATGGGCACATCGGCCAGAATGCACAGGAAGTCCACCATAGACGCGATCTGTGCCAAATCCGCGTCCCGGTTTTCGTTTTCGGCGGCGGTCTTGATGTCGCCAGTGTTGTGAACAATTTTCATGTAGTTATCCCCTCCAGCAGAGTTTTAACGTATTGATCCATGCGCTGCAGCAGCTGCTGCGAGTTGCCTTTAGCGGCATGGGCTTTCCATGATCCATACTGCTCATACAGGGCAGATGCCGGTTTCTCTCCTGCCTTGATGAGCTGGGCAAGCCGAAACAGGCGCTTGCGCTCGGCCTTGACATTCTGCGGGTCAACGGTCATAACGACCTTGCCCGCCGGGGTCAAGCGGTAGATGAAACCTAGAAAACGGAATCCATCCTTTAGCCTGACGATCTTGGTCTTGGTCGGGTGCAGCTCCATGCCATCGGCAGCGTACCGGGCGCGGATCGCCTCCCGCCACTCCTCAAGCCGTGCCTTGTCGTGGTGGATGATGAGGCTATCATCCATAAAACGGACGTACTTTTTCGCCCGCAGGCGCTCCTTGATGTAGTGATCTATGGGGTCGGGCACCGAGATCCCGGCAAGCTGCACCATCTGGCTGCCCGGATTATAACCGGCCTCGCCGGTATATTGACGATCCAGCACCTCACGCACGCGGTTATGCACACTTGGCGGCAGATGCCGCTCAAAGCAGCGGTTTGCCACGTCATGGGGCATCGTGTCGTAATAGTGCCGGATATCTACCAACAGCACATAGCCATCAGCGCCGTGCTGCCGGTATTCGCGCTCCATCATGAGCTTGACCTGCTTGCGCGCCCAGTCGGTACCTTTGCCGGTCTGACAGGCCGCGTTTTGCCGGATGAAGCTCCGTGTCATTGCTGGATAAACAGCATTGTCGTTGAGAGAGCGCTGGTATACCCTATCCCGAAAGCCATTCGCAACCGCTGTGCGGGGCTTGGGATAGGTGATTCTAACTTTGATTGTTGGCCGTGCCTTGTATGTACCTGTCGCGAGCTCCTTTTGGAGTTTCAGGATCTCGTCCATCCGAAACAGGTGAAACCGTCCAACGCTTGCCTTGCGGCACACGCCTTTGGCGCACTTGCCCTCGGAATTATACAGGGCATCGAACCCGATTATTATTTCTTCTTGCACTGATTTTTTCAGCTCTCCTCGCAAGGATCTGCCGGGTGATAGCGGTCAACACCCCGCAGGGTGGCCACGTCCGGCTGATATTGTTCGTCTGCCAGAGGACAGACATGGCACTCGGCTCCTTGCACGGCAGTTTTTGCCCGGCCTCTGCTATGCAGGGGCTTTTGTGGGCGTGCTGCCGTCCAATCCGGGGCGCAGCGATTCGCGTTGATCGCGTTCCAGTTGTTGACGTTGCCGCTGGAGTTCACGTTGAAGGCATTGTTGCCGTTGCCACGATTCGCAGAGCGCAGCCGCACATTGCGGCCCATTAGCCTACAGCCATTTTTATGTCAAAGCGCTTTTGCACGCTTTGCATCACTCTCGTGCCAGTCCCGGCAACGCTGCCGGATATCGCGCACAGTGTTGCCCCAGAAAGAGCACCGTTTGCCGGAAAGGTGATAGCTGGCTTTCGCCATGTCTATCTCCGCCAAAAGGACGGTGCACAGCCGGACAGCTTGTCTTTGAAGCTTAAAGCGCTCCTCTCTTTCGTTCGGCTTGTCCAGCCGGAGGTCGTTTGCTCCGAAGATATCAAAAAATATCCGGTCTGCCGTAGCGCGCAGTTGACCGGGAAGGCTTGCGTCAATTTCGAGGTCAAACACTTTCGCGTTTTTGGTGATCTGTCTGGTATACAGTGCCAGCTCACGCGCGTCAAGCGGCAGCGTGAATTTATTGTCCGGTATCTGGTCTTTACGCATTGCCATGGGATAGCACTCACTTTCTCACCGGGCAAGGGATTGCCCGGTGATTATTTAAGATTGGTCATTTCGCAAGCCGGGGCGCAGCGACCCGCGTAGACCGCGCCCCAGTTGCCGACGTAGCCGCTGGAAGCCACGCCGAAGGCATAGCCGCCGCCACGATACGCAGAGCGCAGCCGCACATAGCGGCCCACAGTACGCTGTGCCAGATCGCGGGTGATGCGCAGCGGGTAGGTCTGCCACAGAGCCTGCGGGGTCTTTGCGCCGGTGCGCTCTTTCCAGTAAGGCCAGTAGCCGGTGCCCTCGCCAGACACCTGCGGCGAGCAGTAGATCTCCTGCAGCGAGGGCAGGAAAATCTTGTCATAGGTCACCACAGCGCTGCCGTCATCGGTGACGGTGTTGCCGTAGGTCACGACCTTCACGCGGGTCAGGGCAGCCTTGAAGTCATCAGAGAAGCCCGCAAGGAAGCCGGGCACGGTGTCTGCCTGATCGGGTTTCATGTCCCACTCGTCCTGCGGAGCCCACCACTCTTTAGCGGGTGCATCGCTGTTGAGGTACTGACGATACGCGGACTTCCACCACCGGTTGTCGCCGTAGCCAACGAGGTGCAAGCCGTTCAGGTTGCCGTTGGGTTTTGCGAGGAACGTGCCGAGGTTCGTGCCAGCATCACCGGCGGTCACGTTGCAGGTCTCCAGCAGCTCGGACTTCATCCGATCCTTGTAGACGTAGACCTTCCAGTTTGCGGGCGCAACGTCCGGTGCATTATAGAAGCCGGTCAGGCGTGCGCCTGCAGGGGCGTTCTTGGTCAGAGTAAACTGGTAGACGGTACCAGTCTTTACGTTGCTGCCCCAGTCCAGCCCCATCTTGACGTTGTAGGCGCCAGCCACAAGGCCAGCCTCCGGCACAACGAAAAAGGCCTGATATGCGGAAAACTGGATATCTTCCAGAGATGCGTAGTGCATCTGCAGCACCATTGCGGGTGCGGTGGTGCCGGTCTCACCCTCGGCGATATCGTCCGTCTTTACCACGTCCCACGGGCAGTCGTAGACTTTGCCGTCCTTGCCGGTGTAGGTGTTGACAAGCTGGGTGCCCACCGGGAAAACCGCCGGTGCGTTACCGGCAGCCACCACGGCCTTGATGCCGTTATAGTCCATCTCCTCCACCACGCCGGTCTGTGCCCGCGCGATCACGCCCAGCGAGCTGGACATACCCAGCAGGGCGGCAGTCATCTGGTCAAGCTTTCTGCCGTTGTCTTTTGCGGTCTGATCCAGATAGACCGGATCGGTTACCATAGTTTCAGCCATGTGTTTTGCTCCTTTCAGGATTTAACATATTTCATGCAGACTTTGCCGTTTACCACAACAAAGCCGCAGGATTCGATGGCTGCGGTGCGCGTATCCAGCGCCTGTTCTGCCCGTTCCGCACGGGTGGTTTCGGCGGTAATGGCGGTGTTCAAGCGCTGCTCCTCGCCTTTGGCGCGGGATGCTTCAGCGGCAATCTTCTTTGCGTTTTCCTGCTCTGCCGCCTTTGCGCGGGTAGCTTCCTCCGTGATTTTAGTGGATAGAGCGCTTTCGGCGGCTTGTGCGCGGGCAGTTTCAGCCGAAATGCTTTTCGTGTTCGCTTGCACTTCTGATTTATCTGCTTTGTCAGCAAACGAATTGCTTGAACTGCTTTCCAAATTTACAATGCCCTGTTCAATGTGGTTCAGGTGAGCGCTGTTCAGCACCTGACCTGAAACGAAATTCTGTTTCTGATAACCCATGTATCCTCCTTATGCAATTTTGTCTGTATCCAGCTTGGAAGCGTCCAGAATAAAGTAATGATCTTTCGGCCACGGGTCGCAGGTCGCGGTGATCTTCACGGCAGCTTTATACTCGCCGGGGGTCATCTCTACGTCCAGCTGCCCAGCCCAGACCTCGCCGTCCCGGACAAAATAGAAGTGCAGCCACTGACCCTGCAGCAACGCTTCCAACCTAGACCGGATATATGCCCATTGTGTTTTAGGCCGGTCGCAGACAAACTCCATTGAGATCTTCCGCTTTTTGTGGTGTACGCTGCCATCTACGGCGCGGGTCAAATCCAGCAGAAAATCCGCCCCGGGCACCTCAACAAGCATAGAATCGGTTTCTGGTTTGCCAATCTGTGGAGAGCCACGCTTGAGCCACAGCCCAAAGTCCGACCGCATGGAGAACGTCTTGGTCGGCGTTGTGATGCGCATATCGTTCATGCGGGGGTTTTGGGCGGCGAGCGCTTCCAGTGCGGCATAGTCTCTCATGTGTAGGTCACCTCGGTTCCGTCATCGGAAGTCTGTACTGCCTGGGCATGCTCAGCAGATGGTTCAGGCGGACGATAGATCAGCTTTTCGCCGTCCCAGAGATAATCTGTGTAGAACCCCTGCGTGATACCGGACAGATCATCCAGAAGAATCTCATCAGGCGGCAGCGGGTTTGGAATAACGCTTTCGTGGCACCAGCCGCCTGCATACAGCCGCCCATCAGAGCAGACCCTGCACTTGAATTTAAAGTGTTTCATAGTTCTCCTTACATAAAGCCGTACAGTTCCAGTGGTCTGCAAACCTCATCGTTTTCTGCAACGCCGTCAGAGATAGGGACTTCCAAATGTATTAGACCGGTTACAACGTTTTTTCTGTAGTCGGAAGTTCGTTCTTTTCCGCCGCCAAAGGTTATCCCTGTTTGGGTGACTTTTACGGTTCTCCAGTGCACGGTATTCCACGGATAAGCATAAGAGTATGTTTGCCCGTTAACAGGAAGAATAACGGTAAGTCTACCAGCACTGCCTCCACTTGCAAACCATGTTCCGTCTTTATGCGTGTCATAGACCAGCATTACAGACGAGTAGGAAGAAAGGTCGATTTTTGTTGTTTGTGCAGTAAATTTTCCTATTGGGTTGCCATGAGAATCCTTTTGATAAGGCCATTCAAAAATTTTACTGTTGCGAATGCCGTTGAAGATAATGGCACCGCTGCTGATGGAACAGCTGCCCATGCCGTCCGTGATGGAGATGGCGTTGGCCTGGATATTGACCATGCTGCTACCATCCATGACCCGGATGCCATCGTTCAGGATCTGCACTTGCTTGCCGGGCAGAGAATCGTGCCGGACAATGAGGCCGTTTTGCGGGGTGTACTCCAAAAAGTTTGTGGCGGTCTTGGCGGCTTCATCGGAATCCTTTTTTGCCTGTTCGGAGGCGGCAAACAGCCGTTTCAGCATATCCTGATGGTATTTTTCGGAGGTGTAAGCGCTTTCCACCAGCAGATTTGTCGTGCCCATATTGGCCACCTGACGGTCGGTCAGTGTGCGGCGGGTCATGCCGAAGGTGAACTCCTTCTGCGCTGGTTTTTCCAGCGGCTCTACCAGTTTTGTGCAGAGCATGATGGCATCCACGCTGTGCGGCGCGCTGATAATATGGGAGTACATGGCAAAATCCAGCCGGTCGGTATCATAGCCCGCATCTACAAGGTCTACCGCCCGGATGACGTAACTGGTCTTCATGGCGTAGTTCTGCTGCAATGCCTGCACACCGGCGGCAAAGGTGTCGTTTGCGCTGTCGGTGTCGAACTCCACAATGCGGGTGATGATGCCAAACTTCTGCACCGCAGTGTCGTTTTGGATCCAGCCCTCTTCCAAGTTGTAGGAGTAGCCCGATGCAGGCAGATACTGCGCAACAGTAGCGGCATCTGTTTCCATGATGCCCCAGCGCTCCTCGTGTTTGTCCTTGGAGGGGTCGCGCCACCACATGAGCTTGTAGTACCACTTGGAGGTTTCCACCGTGTGCTTGTTGCCAATAGGGTAGATGCGGGTGTACAGGTCGGTTGCATCGGTGGTCTCGTTCAGGTTGAGCAGGTTGCGCCCGTATTCGATTTCTTGGGCGGTCTCCCGTTTCTCCTCGTAGGCTTGGTCGCAGTAATTCAGCACGTTGTATCCGGTAGCCGCGTCAAAGCCGCAGTAGAAGTAACCGCCGAACACTTTGAGCACCAGCTTGTCCAGAATGTCCCACACTTTGCCGTAATCCTCGCCAACACCGTACTGGTCGGCATCGCCAAACTGCACCTGCAAATTGCCCAGCGCCGCCGTTACCGTGCCCAGCTGGAAGCATTTCATCTTGCTTTTTACCTGCTCGTTGTGGGCGGCAACGATGTGCTGCAAAAACTGGCGCAGGGTGCCCTTGTAGTTAAATGGGGTGATGCTGCTGTCGTTGAAGTAGCTCAGCGCGCCCTCGCAGTACACCACCCGCCGGTTGTAAAAATCGGCTTCATGCTTCAGCACCCGCCCACGCCAGATTTCTTTGCCATCCCGCCGCACCTGCACCACCGTGCTCAGCTTTTGCAGCATATCGTACTGCGTATGATCCCGCGTCATGGTAAAAACAAGGCTGCCGCCCTTGCTGACCTCGCGGGTCAGCTTGGGGGACAGCACCAGTGCCTGCGGGTCGTTGGGACGATAGAGCAGCAGCTTTGCGTCCGGGTTGCCAAAGGGGTATGCGTAGATCTCGTACATATCAGTTCCCTCGTTCGCTCAGCACCGTAAGGTCTCCCAGGCTTCTGTTTACGCTGGGGGTAATGATGCGGCCTACCTGCTCGCCGTCAAGCGCAATCACGCTGTTTCCGGCTTCCGGCAGATATTTCTCCACCACACCGTAGAGCCGCTCCATCTGCGCCTGCATTTTGGCCTGATAGGTCAGCATGGCGTTGTTGTCCGGGTTCATGACGTAGGGGTCGGTGCGGTAGTCGTAGCCTGCAAAAGCACGCTCGTTGCCGTACCAGTAAGCGTCCTGAATATCCTTGTAGGAGTGCACGTGCTGCGTGCTGGTAGTGCCGCTGCTCTTGCCCTTGCCAAACTTTGCCCACAGCGCCACGCCCAGCGCCACCACGCCCGCCACAATGGCGATGATCGCGGCGACCTCCGGGTTTGCCATAATCAGGCTGCCCACCTTTGCGATCAGCCCGCCTGCGCCCTCGGCGATCGTGCCAAGGCTGCCCATGCTCCCGGCAAGGTTTGCAATATCCGTGCCCGCGTTGAGGGCAAAGCTGCCCATGCCGGAGCCAATGGTGTTCAGCACACCCATGATCTTGCTGCCGACATCGGAAACGTTGATGCCCAAATCCTGAAACACTTTGCTCAGCCCGTCTACGCTTGTGGTAACGCCGTCCGCATCTGCTTTGATGCCGTTGGACATGATCTGCTTAAAAGCATTGAACGCCTCGCTCAGACCGCCGCCGGAATAAGCTTCGTTGATGGCTTCCAGCGCCTTGTTTGCCCAGTCAGACAGGACTTCGCGCTGCTCCTGCGACACCTCGCCCCACATCATGTTGACGATATCCAGCCAAAGCGCTGCCCAGTCCTGATTTTTCAGGTCGGTATACAGATTTTTTCCAATCTTGAAGATACCGCTGTTAAGCTGCTGCTGTGCTTTGCTCAGATTCTCTTCAATGCGCTTTTGGGTCGCCTTGATGCTCTTGTCGATGTTCTGCGCGGTCTCTGTCACCTTGTCCTGCACGCCGTCAATGTAGCTGATGACCTTGGTGTAGGTCTGCCGCACGCCGTCCACAATGCGCTCGCCGGTCTCGGTGGCGGTTGTTTTGATGTGCTGGCTGCCGTCCGCGTAGGTCTCCACAGCCTGCTGCGTAGTGGTGGTGATGCCGTTGAAGGTCTTTTCTGCAATGGTGGTCAGGGTGCCAAGCAGGGTCTTGGACATATCGGCGTAGACCTTCTTGGTCGTGGTGCTTATCTTGCCGTTCGCGTCCGTGACTTTCTTGGTCACAAGCGTATAGGTGGTAGCAACACCGTTGACCATCTCTTTGCCGGTCTCGGTGGTGGTCTCTGTAACGCGGTCTTTGATGTTGCCCGCTGCGTCCTTTACCTTCTCCTGCAAGGTCTCAACGCTTGTAGTCACAGCGCCAAGCGCGTTCTGTGCGGTAGTGGTGGCGGTGTGCGACACGGACGCTATGACGGTTTCAGTCTTGGATTTTGTGCCGGTGCTCTTGCCGGAAGAACTGGAAGGGCTTGTGACGATGGAGCTGCCGCCGCTCGCGGCCGCTGCTTCTGCTTGTCGCTCAGACCAGCTTTTATTGCTTACGCTTTTGCCGGAAAGAGCGTTCTGCCGCAGCCGGTTCCTGTTGCTTTGCTTTTGCTGATCCTCTCTGTAGTCCTCGTAGCTGTCGTAACCAGAATAAGCGTTTTTTCCCAGTGCCTTGTTCAGATAGTAGCTTGCCTTATCCAGTGCACTAACGGCCGCGCTGCCAAGCTGCCCAAACTTTTTGATGATAGCACTGATGGGATTATCCAGTTCAAGGATTGCGTTCCCGAGACCCTTCCAGCCGTCTTCCTTGTAGGCTTCCTGCGCTGCGACAACCATGTCGTTCAGGTGGCCTATCACAACGCCGATGCCGGAGGAAAGGTCGCCGGTCATAAGTCCAGCCAGCTGGCTGACGTTATCCTTCAGGGTGGATATACGCCCGTTCATGGTCTGGCTCTGGGTGTTCATGGCGTTGTAGTAACGCCCGCCCTCCTCGCTGGCGGCTATAAGCGCCTGCGAAAGAAGGTCGTAGCTAATGGTCATTTTTTGGACTTCCTGCACCGATTTGCCGGTGTAATCTGCCAAGATTTGATAGATATTGATGCCGGCATAGGCAAACTGCTTGATGTCTATCGTTGCAGCCTTGCCCACGTTTGCGATCTGCTGCAGGTTTGCAGCCATGCGGGATAGTTCGGCGTTGCCGCCGCCAGTTGCGGAAACTGCATCGCCCAGTGCATTGATGACCTTGCGGGAATACTCTGCGTTTTCGCCCGCACTGATGAGCAACTGGTTTGCCTGCGTCAGGGATGCCACGTCAAACGGCGTGCGGGCTGCGTCCTCCTGAATGGCCTGCATGGCTTCCTGTGCGGCCTGTGCGCTGCCCAACATATTGGTAAAGCCGGTGGTGTACTTTTCTATCTGGGCATTGTATGAAATGCCCATCTCCACAAAGCCCTTTGCAAGGCCTACAGCCTTTGTCCCAAGCGAAGTAAGCATATTTGCAAGGACAGTCGCTTTTGCGCTAGCTGCTGCAAACTGGCTTGCCATGCCAGAAACGCCGCTCCCGGCGGTGTTTGCGCTGCGGTTCAGCGAGTTTGCGGCGCTTTGCGTCTCTTTTCTGGCCTGCTCGATGCCCTGCTCATACTCGGAGGTATCAAGCCCCAAAGTGGCCATCAAATTAAAAATGTTCAGGTCCCACCACCTCCGTTCTGCTCTGCGGCTTTTTTACTGTCTGCAAGCGTCTTTTCCCAACACGCCTGCGCTTCTTCCAACGTTGTTTCGTGTCGGCGCTGGGATAGCGGCTTGTCGTACTCTGCCATGATCTCGCTGAAGGACTGCTCAACCTGCTGCCCCAGCGATACAGCACAAAGAAAAAGCATATCAGCCGTGTACAGCTGGTATGCCTTTGTGCGGTGGCGTTCGCGCATCTCGCTGATGACGAACCAGACGAAATACTTTATTCCGTAGGCGCGGAGATGCTGGAGGTCGGCTCGGCAGAGGTAGTGCCAAAACTCAGGCCGTTCAAGTCGGCCAGCGATGACAAAAAATCCTGCATATCCTCCTGCATGACCGACTTGGTAAGCGCGGTGAATGCCTTGGGCAGGGTGTCTTTCTCGCCCTTTTCCAGTGTGTATAACTGGTGCAGGGCGTTCATGGTGCGCTGCGGGTCAATCTTCATCAGAGGCTTGATAAAGTCCAGCGCAGCCAGCGCAAACTCGCGCGGGGTCAGCTTTTTCTTGCCCTCTGCGGTTTCGGCAGGCTCTGCACCCAGCAGCTTCATGGCGTTGGCAACAATGGTCTCCCGGGCGGCTTTGGTCTCCGGGTTGTCCACGTTGTCCTTTGCGTCCATGATCATGCGGGTGATGCCGTCCACCGCGTCATACAGCTTGGGCAGTGCTTCCACGGGGTCAAGATTGATGGTAAGGATCATTTATTCTGCCTCCTTGACGTAGAACTCCATAGGCACCTTGCTGGTGTCGGTCATGTCGTAGTGTCCCTTCAGGCTCAGCGTGATGTTGCCCTTGCCGTCCTTGGTGGTTTTCAGTTCCAGACCGCCATCGCTTACGGCCTTCATCAGCTTGACCGCAGCATAGCCGCCGCCGATCAGATTGCCATGCCACCAGATATCCTGGAAGTCCGCATCCTTGTAATCCTCACGCACGGTGATCTTGTTGGTTTCCGTTTCCACGTCTGCAGCGCCCAACTCCAGCTTGATGGTGTCGGCGCTCACGGTCATGCAGGTGGTAGACAGGCCACAATCCCAATTGGTGATGTGCTTCAACTGCCAAGTGTTCTCGGGCACCTCGTCCAGACCATCGCCCAGATCAATGGCGTTGGGCTTGCAGCTGACGGTGATACCGCCGGAAGTCAGGCAGATCATATCCTCCGCTGCAATGGGGGTAGCGCCCGTCGGGTCGAACTTCTTGAGCAGTGCGCCAGCCTGAAACTGAAGCTTTTTGAAAGCATCTGCCGAAATGGCGTGATACATTTTGTTCATGCGTTATCCTTTCTCACACCACAAAGGATGTGACGTCAAAAGTAAGGTATGTGCACAGGTATTTTTCCGGTGGGTTGTCCATAGACTGCGCCCACGGATTTCCTGCGCATAAAAGAATTGCGCCGCCCTCGCACTCGATGGTAAGCCCATCACCAAGGGCAGCGCGCATCTCATCTGTTTTGCGGATGATAGGCAGCTTGCCGCCGTCCACCGGATACCACAGCCGCGCATGGAAGGTGCTGCTCTCGTCAAAACCTTTGGGGATGACCGGCAACACCGTGATATAGGGCAGGGAAGTGCCCTGCGGCACGAAATCCTCCGGGTATACAGGAACATTGAACAGCGTAAAAAAGCTGTTCAGCGCCGTTGTAACGGCTTCTGCTGCGCCCATCAGGAAAGCACCACCTTTTTGCACTGCACAACGGCAAGATTCATCTGGCTTTCGGCGGGGGAAATCTTGTCGCTGCTCGCGGTGGTAACCTCGTAGGTCTGCCCATCGTCCAGCCGCTTGATGCGGTCGAAGGGGGACAGCTTGATGTCCTTATCCACATAGAGGGAGTAGGTGGATGCCGTGCCCTGCTGCTCTGCCTGCTGTGCTTCAATGGTCTGGTCATGGCGTTCGATGGCAAGGAACTCCATGCCGTCCTCCCATGTGGTAGTAGAGCCAAACAGGCCGTCCGATACCAGCTTTTTGACCATAAAGCAGAACTTCTTTGTGAAATTCTCCATCACGGTGAATTTAGTGAAATCGTTTACATGCATTACAGTTTCCTCCATTGGTTGATTTCCCGGCGGTAGTGGGTGCAGCCGTCTGCGGGCAAGCCGTCCGTGCCGGTGGCCATGGTGCCGCTCCAGCCGTTGAAGGACTGGGAAACATAGCGCCCACCGCCGGGGGTGGCTGCATCGTAGTCGGTGATCTTCTGGGCAAGCGCCACAAAATCAGGAGGGACGCGCATGGGCTGCACCGTGCCGGTGAAGGTTTCAGGGGTAAGGTCTTCGTCTCCCGCCTTGTGCACGCCGTCGTTAAAGATAGACCCGCACACAAGGAAATACTGCCCGGTGGATACCCCGGCGGGGACAGTATCTGCCGTGAAGGTAAACTCTCCGGCTGCGGGGTCATCGTACCGGTCAAAAAAATTATGCGTGTACACGCACAGCTCTGGTACAGTCATGCGGGGTTACCTCCTTATGGCATATCAGCCGCCGAGTTCGGACGCCTGAACTGCAGGCTCGGTGTTGGAAGCGCCCACGGTCACGACCGCAATGCCGTCCAGGTACTCTGCCCACAGCTTCATGCCCATGATGGCGTAGTATGTGGTGGTGGCGTTCTTGTAGTTGTACTCGGTATGGTAGCCCAGCAGATTGGTTTCGCCGGAAACGGTGTAGTTTGCGCCCATGGTGGCATAGTCGCGGTCTGCGGGGTCAACGTAGTACAGGTCGATGTTCTCCACGGGAATGGCAATCACTTTCTTCTGCTCGATGTAAGCATCAGGCAGGAGGAAGAGGGTGCTGTAGCCGAGGAAGTTCTTCACATAGTTCAGGCCAAACTCGGTCTGAACGGTGATCTCCTTGTCACCCAGATAGTCGTAGAAGTCCATGATGTTGGCAAAGCCCACGACCTCGGTCACGTCCAGATTGTCGTTTGCAAAGCGCTTCAGGACTGCGCCCTTTGCGATAGCCAGCGCACGCTGCCATGTCTTCTGCGTGCCAACCAACTTGCCAGTCTTGAGGAAGGTGTAGAAGTCGGTCAGAACCTTCTTCTGAAGCTCGTTACGGAAAGCGGTATTGGTGCGATCAACGGCCACTTCTGCGCCGTACTGGGTGACGGCTTCGATGGAAACGGCCTTAGCCCACTTGCCAAGTTCGATGTCAGCATAGGTCACAGGCTCGACCTTGGTCTTGGTCAGGGGGATGTCCTCGCCCTCGCCCACAGCGGTGCCGCCCTGCAGGCCGCCGTCAACAGTGGCTTTGTAGGATACCAGCCTAGTGCCGGGTGCCTTGCGGATGGGGCGCGAGATGCCCAGAATGGTGCGCAGCGCGTCCCAATTCTTCTGGAACTGGGTCACGAAGTCGATTTCTCGGATAGTGGTGGTGATCTGAGATGCGGTAGTCAGATTTTCGGGTGCTGCCATGTGTTACTCCTTTGCTGCAAGTCCGAATGCTTCAGGATTCGCCGCGATGGCTGCCTGACGCTCGGTTGCGTCTTTGATGTTGATGATTTGTTCTTTGGTCATTTTGGAGCCGGTGTTTGCGGGCGGGTTGTCCACCGGTGCGCCCTTGGTGGAGGTGCTGCCCACGTAATCGCTCCAGTCGGTTTTCAGACTCTCAGCCAGCTTGTCTGCGTTCTTCACGTTGCCCTTGCTGTCCAGTTCCATCTTGTCGATGTCCTCGCCAGACAAGCGCACGATGCGGTCAAAGTACTTTTCCAGCACACCTGCGGCTTTAAGCTGCTCCCGGAACTTTGCTTCCTTGGCTGCATGGGCGTCCTTCTTGGTCTGCTGGGTCTTGTAGTCGGTCAGCGCCTGCTCTGCGGTCTGCTTACCGCTGTTGGCTGCGTCCCGTTCCTTTTCCGCTGCAACGCGGGCGTTTTTCTCGGTATCCAGTTCGTCCCGGAGGGCGTCGGTCTCCTCGTGCAAGGCGTCCAGAATGGCTTTCGCCTTGTCATCGTTGGAGGTTTCGGCGTTTTCCAGAATTTTGCGGATATCTGCTCTTTTGAGTGCCATGTGTGTTCGTCCTTTCTGCCCTTGCTTGGGCTGCCATGCTTGGCAATAAGGTTTAATTTGCCGGACGTGCTGCCGGTGTGGTGCCGCTTGCAGGGCTCGAACCTGCAACTACCCGGTTATGAGCCGGGAGCACTGCCAGTTGTGCGAAAACGGCATATAAAAAGCGGCTGACGCTGTGCGCCAACCGCTGAGTATTTAGTTTTTGCGTGCAACTTTGGTGATACATTCGACCGCCCAAAACTTCGCTTCCTGTAATTTTGTCATGCACAGACTTTTTTCTCGGCTTTCAGGAAGTGCGTCAAGCTGGGTTGCAAGTTCAAGGAAAAGGTCTTCTGCCTCGCAGTGCGCAGTTTTCACATCATCGGACAGGCACTTTTCTTTTGGTGTTTTGAACATTTTCTCCAAATTCATGAATTACGCCTCCTTGTTTCCTTCCTCTATTGCAATCTCTTGCAGTTCCTTGATATGGTCTTCTACCGCCGGGCGCAGGAAGGGGCGGGGAGCCATGCCCCGGGTAAAGTGCCATTTGCCATTGAAGTCCTTCCAGACCCACGGCGTTTTGCGTCCGTTGCCCTTCTCGGCAAAAATACCGGTGCCCAGCTCCACATAGACGCTGTAAAACAGGTTTGAGCCGATGGTCACGGTCTTTTGCGCCGCAGATACAACGTAGGTGATAGACGCTTTCAGCGCACCGCCCACATAGCCCTCTATTCCGGTGCTGTCCTCCGTGCCAGTCGGCACAAGCAGCTGGGCGTAGTCCTGCACCTTCATGCCCCAGATGGTAAGCACGCGCTCCGCCCATGAATCCAGCGCTTCATGCAGCTGCGGGGTGTTGTCGGTGAATTTGATGTCGTAGTTAAAGTTCATGGCTCACTTTTTCTTCCTTTTCCTCGAAACAAAGCCAATCCATGCGCCACCCTGTTCAACCGTTACTCCAAACGGCTTTTGTGACAACTGCATCAGCTTTGTGCGGTCACTTGAAGTCATGCCCTTTAGATCAAAAGCAACTTTCGGGCCGCTCTTGTCCCAATATGTAGTATGTGATGGAGAAGAACCATCGCCACTTCGATATTTGTTGAGATCAACGCCAACTTGCTCTTTCACAAAAGACACAACATCGTTATGCGTTTTCTTGTATCTCGAACTGTCCACAACAACGGCGGCTCTCTTTGCCTCTTCTGCCGCAATTTTGCTGTAATCGGTGACCCATTTGCCATTTACAAAAGATTCAAACTCGTGTTCGTTGGCGTTCCCTCCGCCCGCTGTCGCGGAACTGCCTGAACCTCTTTTACTCACGGTAGTGCCTCCTTTCGTATTGAAATGGTTTGATTTTGGTAACGTTCCAGTCAAATTCTGCCGGGCACTTGCCGTACCACAAAACACTTGTCGGTTTGAGCCTGTCCAGCGCCACGCGGCAGTGCTTGGCAAAGCATTCTGCTTCGTATGGGTCGGACTGTGTGCCGTGGCTGGAAATGCTCACAATGCTGTTTGCCGGTTCTCCGTCAAAACACCAGTCATAACTTTGCTCGCCGCACCAGCACAGCGTAGGAATCACATGGATCCAGTGCATTTGCCAGTAAGCAGCCAACCAGTGCTTTTTGTAGTGCATGAAAAGCTGCACTGCAAGCGGCATATCACTGTACAAAGAAAAATCCGGCGAACATACCGCGCCAAACTGCTGCAAAAGGGGAATGTATTTTTCTGGGTTGTTCCAGAACCGTTCAAACTGGTAATCGTCCTTGTAAAAGTGAACGCCTTTTGTAGCCTTGTCTTTGGCTGTCAGCGCATAATTGACCGGGATCCATTCCAGTTTGTCAATGCGGATATCCGTTTCCGGCTTGATTTCAGGGATGCCATACTTACCCACACCGGGAAATATCATCCTCTCGGTGTTTTCCATTGGCAGAATCATGGTTTATCCCTCCTAGCCTTACTTTTTCTTGAGTTTTTTTCCTGTTTTCCAGTTGTAACCACGTTTTTCCAGCGCACGGCGTGCTGCCTGTGTGGAAGGATTGTCAGGATGTCCTTTCGCTTTGCCCATCAAAACTTCAACACGGCTCTTTTCTCTGATTGTGCCAGACGCAACGCCCGCTTTGTATTCTGCAATAGCAGACTCTCGCCTTGCGGAATACTGTGCAGCGGCCTCGTGGGCTTCCCTTTGCATTTTTTCCGTTTGGCGGCGTGTCAAGCCGTGAGGAATACGCATCTTATCGTCCATGTAATCGCTGATGGGCGAACTTAAGCCACGTTTTGCGAGAAATTCATCAAGCGTAGTCTTCTCACTGCTCGCCCTTGTAGAACTTCCAGAGCCTCGTTTACTCATTTTTGGAGCTCTCCTTTCTCCGTTTTCTCTCTTCTGTCCACCACATCTGTTCGGCTTCTGTGCCGCCCTTTGCCTTGTACCACTCGGTATATGTCAGGTCTCCTGTCCGCTCTTTGGTGACGTTATCCCGCCGGGCTGCGGTCTGTCTCGGGTACTTGACCAACGCGCTGGTCAGCTTGCACCGGCAGTGGTAGACCATTTCCGGCGCTGCGTTGGGGTCTCCCGGGTACTGGATCTCGTATCCCTGCACCTTGAACGGCTCGTTAAGGTCGGCGGTCTCCTGATCCAGCAGCCGGTGCATCTCGCGGGTGCGGTAGTCCAGCGTGCTATTCCAGCGCTTCTGCACCTCAATGCCAATGGCTTGGGCGTTGCGCAGCTGCTGCATCGTCCCGGCGTTCTGTGCGCCTGTAAGGGCTGTGATGGCGTTGTTCATCGCCCAGTGCACCTCGGTGTCTGCCATGCCCTGCACAGCCTGCACGGCGATGTCGTGGACGCTCTTGCCCTGAATGATGCCCTGCGTGACGTACCGGTTGAACACCCGGGCGTCATAGGTGCGGTTGCTCTCGCTCTTGATGCGCTTGTTTGGCACCAGCTTGGGGTTTTCCAGCAACAGCCGCTTGACCGCTTCGGTATTGTACAAGGTCAGATTGAACGCCACGCCTGCGGCCTGTTCCAGCTCGTAGAACGCATAATTTGCGCCAAGGGCAAAGATATCGTACTGTTCATCTCGCGCCAGCTTGTATGCTGTTTGCTGGGCTGTGGTGCACGTCTGGGTGATGTTGTCCAGCTTCTGGTGCATCATCTCGGACTGAAACACCTGATTGCGCAGCCATGTACGGTAGTCGCTCTCGGTGATCTCGCCAGCTTCCAGCTGCTGCCGCTTGTGTTCGTCCAACTGCTTGTATTTTGCGAGAAACTCGGTCAGTTGCTCGGTCATTTCCCGGCGGGCGGTTCCATAGACCCGCAAAATGCGGCGGCGCAGGCTGTTCAGTTGCCGGGTAGAGATGCGGTCAAGTTCGCTTGTCATTCTTCACCACCGCCGGTGTCCTCGTTTTCATCCGTTTCTTCCCGCTCCATGCTCTCTGCCATCAGCGCGGCCTTTGCCTGCTCCTTCTGCTCCTGTGTAAGGTTTGGCAGCAGCTCAATTGCCATCTCGTTGCCGATGATAGCCGCTTCCGCAAGCGCCATGTCTACCTGCTCCTTGGTGTTGGAGATTCGCACATGGGTGTACTGCGGCTTTGCGTCCGGCAGACCGGCGATCTTGAGCGCCTGACGCACAAACTTGGTGATTTGCTGCTCAAAGTCGCGGGCGTTCTCGTCCAGCGGCTGATAGGCGGCTTCCAGATGGTCGTTGGTGCTGTCTGCGCTTACGCAATGCACGTCCAGACCGCCGAAGTCCTCATACATGGAACTGTGCAGCCGCTGCAACAGGGTCTCCCGCGCCTGTGTGGGGATCTCCTGCGTGTAGGGCTGCACACTGCCGCCGTTTGTACCGGCGTTGTCCACGTTTGCGGCGTGGTTGAAGCGCAGCCGCTGCATGAACCGGCGCAAGTCAGAATCGTTCATGCCGCCGTAGTTTGAGATCAGCCAATAGACCTGCGCACATTCGCGCAGATCATCGCAAAAGCCGTTGACGATCAGGTCAATGTTGTCGATATAACCCTTGAGATTGACCAGTGTGCTTTGCTTGGCGCTGCTGCCCCACAACGGCACAATGGGCAGCGTTCCGTAGCCATCTCCCTCCACAATCTCGTCCCCGGCGGGGGTTGTGGTCGTGGTGGTTTTGTAAGGCTGCTGCTTGCCGTCCTGATGCAACAGGCGCTCGCCCTTGCTGTCCTCTGTGTAGCGGGTGTATCCGCTCTCCTCATACAGTACAGCGTGCATGGGCTTGTCCGGCTGCAAGCGCCAGAACCGGATACCGGCTCGCATGGTGCCGTCCTGCTCGTCATACAGGGGCGCAAACTCGGTCAGCTTGAACACGTCCAAGTGGTCGTTGTTCCAAAATCCAAAGCTTTCCCCGTGGATGCAGGCAAGGTAACCCAGCCGGTAAAGCTGCTCGTCAAAGCTTTCGCCCAGCTGCGCTTTTACTTCGTCTGCGTCCGGCAAGGTGATGCCGTTTGCAAGACTATACGCCACACGTTGCACGTTGAGCCGGTGGAAGGAGTTGCTTTTCACGGTCTCCGGGCGGGCTCTCTTGGTGATGCCGTTGAGTTTGTAGTCGATATCGGCAATCGCATCCAGAAAGTCGTCCACGCCGGTGTTCAGCTGCCTGTCGTACTTGTCAGCCTTTTCAGCGGTACGCACCGGTGCGCTTGTAACGTGCTCAGCAATAAAGCTTTGCACGAAAGCGGTTTTGGCTGCGGGGTCGTTCTGCACCGCTTCAAGGTCTTGGTATGTTCTCACTTGCTTCGCTCCTTATTTTCCGGGCTTGTGCCACACAAGCTCCATGGCGTATCGTGTAGCGTCAATGTGATGGTTATCGTGGTCTGGGTATCCGGGCAGCGGCTCGCCGTTCTTGTCCGCATCATACTCGTACTCGGTGAACTCCTTCAGAGTGTCCGGGCAGCGCGCCGGATCAATGACGATGGCGGTCAGGCTTTGCAGCCACTTCACGCCCTGCCCAACGCTGTTGGGGCCTTTTATAGCGGGCAAGCACTTAATTCCCCATGCAGTATAGTCGGTGCAGCTCTTTGGCTCGGCGCTGTCACCGGTCAGGCGCTCGCTCTCCGGGTGCTCCATAACGTGCCGGTCTTGTAGCATCTTGAACGTATCCTCGTTGCGTGTGCGCCGCACGGTGATCTCGTCATAGATATACAGGGTCTTGCGGGCTGCGTCGTAACTCATGCAGTTATAGGCAAAGGGGTCAGGATACCAGCCCCAGTCAATGCCGTGATACTTGCGCTCAAACCTTGCGGGGTCTATCTTTTCTGCCCGGATGTTGGTAAAGACTTCCTTGCCGCAGCCAGTCACCTCGCCAAGATACTCGTGCTTGTAGGCGATCAGGTTGCGTTTCTTTAGTTCTTCGGCATCATCCAGAAATCGCTTGCCAAGCCACTCCTGCGGCACCATCGTGTAGTCGGAGTGCTGGATGATCTTGCGGTCGCGCACTTCCAGAGCATAACGGTTTGCCCAGTTACGGGGTGATGCAGGCGGGTTGAAGCTCTTGAACGTGAAAGAGAAATCTCCTCCACGCAGACAGGACTGTTCCACGTTGCGGATTTGTTCCTCTCCGTCATACTGGTCTAGCTCTTCAAACCATAGAATGCCGATGTATCCGTGCGGTAGTTTGATAGATTTAAGCTTGCCGGGGTCATCCAGACCGAAGAAGAGGATCTTCTGACCGGTATTTTTGTTGGTCATCTCCATCGGGGAAACCGTACACTTCCACATTCCGGGTTCCAGCTGGTCAACTGCCCACTGCATCTGTGCATACACGGATGTGCGCAGGGTATTGCCCACCTTGCGGATGCATACCGCGTTGCAATCCGGGTGCAATTGCAGAAGTTTGATAACGCCGATGCTGCAGAAGCTGGATTTTGTGGAGCCACGTCCACCCTTTTCCAGCGCTTCGTCTGCATCGCCTCGCATGATCTTCTGCCATGTCGGCAGGAATTGCGGGGCCAAAAGCTCGAACAGCCTGTTTTCGGAGACTGCCGGGCTTGCGCTTTCGTTTTCTTCTGTTTTTTCCTCTTTGTTGTCCCAGCCAAAGTTAAACTTCAGGCTGAATTGTGCTCCGTTCGTTCCGTCCCGGTCGAACAGCCTCTCTTCGGAGTATTTTTCGCACCGGGCTTTTGCGCGCGTAATCGTGTTTACAAATTCCTGCTTTCCTTGATATTCCAGCAACGATTTTCGCGACGCAAACCCCAAAGCCAACGCTAATCCTGTGACAGTGGGCGGACGCTGATGCAGATATATTTCATTTCCGTACTTATCCAGAACCGGTGCTCCATTCGCGTCCTTCAAGAGCTCTCCTTCGCAGTCAGCAAAGTAAGCATCTATCTTTTCCTGCATTTCTGCGGAATTTTTATATTTCGGCGGTGCGCCTACCGGATTCTTTTTCTTGTAGGTCATTTCCACCACCTCTCATGTAAATGAATTTTTATACTGTTCGACAAATCGCTTTTGAACAAACAGCTTTTCAGTGTTAGAACCGCCTTTATTCCCAGTGCCCATAGAAGATTGCTTCTTTATGCTTGCAACTTCCAAACATTCATATGGCGCTTCATATTCGCTGACAACCACCATGAACGGAACTTCCGAAAGCCACTTTTCAAACGATTCATGGTCAAAACCATGTTTATAGCCTGTGCAGTTTGTTTGTTTATAGGGGGGGTCTGCGTATACAACTGCATTTGATGGAATTTGCACATCCCTATAATCACTCTGCAAGCGTTCAAGATTCTGCAAGCGTTCAAGATTCTGCAAGCGTTCAAGATTCTCTAGTCTTGCAAGGTGATCTAAATCATAGAGCCTTTTATGCTTTACTTGATGTCCGATCCACTGTGAATAGAGTTTTTTATATTCACCGTTGTTTGGCTTGATGTCCTTTGAACTTCCGTCCGAATTGATTCCGAACTCACGCAAAAGCGATGTATCGCCAAACACTCTTGCGTAGTGCAAAGCCTTTTTCCACGGTTCAATCTCTTTTGAGTAGAGGTAATCCGTGCGATTATTTCCAAAGCTCCAGCAAAGCGAAACGTAAGGGTCGGATTCTTTCAGACGGTGAAAATCTTCACGGCTAATCCAACGCTTTTCATTGGCGTACTTGCCATGAACGGCATTCATAAACAACTGCGGTGCATCGCCAATGTCATTTGCTACAACGCGATTCCATTTTCCGGACAGTAATGCAGCGTGCGTGACCGCACAGCCACCAGCAAACAGGTCAATCAGCGTGTCACCAGCAGGAAGATTAGAGATAACCCACTGTGCAATTTTGTTCTTGCTGCCACGATACGGCACACCATATCTCACGGTTGGCATCTCCTTTCCTGCAAAACAAAAGCCGCCCACACGGACGGCAGAATATCAAAATAAGCAGCGCTCTGTACATTCAGTTTTTCGGACAACGTAAATA